CGAAAGATTTGCTGTCAGCTCCCCAAAGACATCCAGAACCGGATCGTAAAGTGGTGGTTGGGTCTTCGCCCTGGCTTGTGCCATTGCCATGTTGCTGATCTGATCAACATCTGCCAGAACTGCCGCTTGCTGTCTCAGATTTGCTTCTGCATCTGCAAGGTTGCTCTGTATGGTTCCGGCATGGTCATCGGCCTTGGTTGTTGCATCAACCATTGCTTGCCTCATTAATGCTTCACCTTCAGCCCTCTTGTCTGAAGCAATAGAACTTTGAGAAATCCCAGCCCTGGCAAGTGATGCTCGAAGATCCTCAAATGCCCTATCCCTGTTTCTTTCTATCTGGGGAGTCGCCCAACCCATGTAGTCGCTTCGGCGATCATCGTAAAATTGTTTACCTGTTGCTGTTTTAGGATCATAACCTCCAAATATTTCATCAATCTTTCCGTAAGATGCATCAACTCTTCCCTGTCGTGCCTCTTCACGTTCTCGAGCTTCATCAGCTCCATTATCAGCTTCACTTCCCCAGCACATTAGTTCAGTCCTTTTAAGGTTTGTTGATGTTCTGATGCTAGAAAATTCTTTACCTCTACCAGCTTACCCAGCATCTCCGAATCCATGTCTTCCAATGTAAAAGCGTGTTCCAGGAAACAAACAAGATCGCCATATAAGGTTAAACGCCATCCCCAATCCAGCTCTTGCTGTAAGCCGTCCAAGGTGTATCCCAAGATCTTGAATAAGACTGTTTTTTGATCCTCATTTGTATCCCCAATGAATCCCATCATTTCTTTAAAAATAATCCCCAGTTTCCTGCCATTTTCTTAAAACCTACACGCTCCATGATTTTATAAAACGGGCTTGTTTCCTTACATGGCATCAAATATCGGAAGATCCGGCGATCCGCGAACAGGGCATCTAAAATTCTGAGTAACATTAATGAATCACGGCTCTTCACTTTCTTCGAATCCATCCACCAGGATCCGCACGCCACTGCAATCGATAATGCACCTACAATCTCCCCGTTTTTCATCACTGCATGAGTCGGATCAAAAACCCCGTCATTGTCTAATTCGGCAGCTTTAAAAACTGCTTCCAACATCTCCGCATCTGTTATTGGCACGACCTTTACATGATCGTCAATCATCCTGCATCTGCACCTTCGTAATGAACTGACACGTTCCCGATCTTTGCGGATCCGGCTGAATTGCAAACCATCTTGATCGCAATGTGAGTTCCGAAACCCTGGATAGGAATCCTGCCAAGCCCGTAGGTTGTTCTGTTAATAACGGCTTGCTCTTGAATCGTTCCAATATCTGTCGGATCAGTTGCCATAGAAACTGTCCAATCGTTTTCACAAACAGCATCTATTCCTGTCCAATCTTTATTGGTTGCCGGTTTTTGGGCATCCAGAAAAGGCATCTGGACTGTGACAGTACTGGAATCATATGTTGTGTTATTCTCTCCTCCGAGAGAGTAAAGAGCATCTCCGGCTCTGCACAAAACCTGTTTCCCGTCAAAGGCCCAATCTGTAACTGTGAACCCAGGCTCATAAACGCTCCAAGCTGATACTTTTGATCCAGGGAAATAACTGAATACATAAATCTTGTTGCCTATTGCCAGAAGGTATCTTCCATCACGCGGATCCAGGATCCCGACAGCATTTTCAGCCTGACTTCGGTTCGTTTGTACCTCTTCTTGTATTGTATCATCAATTGGGTTACCGATGTCGCCGACATGGGCGCTGTTGGACGAGTCTCTGGCTCTTAATGATCGGATTCCTGATTCTGAAAGATAAAAAACATCGCTGTCGCCAAACTCGACAACCGAATTCGGGCTCAAGGCTCCTGTGTTATTCAGCACCTGGAGAAGTGAAACAGTTGGAAGTGGGTCATAAGACCAGATCTGAATCGATTGTTTTGCAAAGATTGCAAGATCCTTAAAGTATTGCGCGATGCACTGAAGCTCCTCCGATCCGCGTGCGTGATTCGATAAATTTACAAAGCCGGATCCGCCAGTATCAACATTCCATTCTGTAGGATCATCGGTATCTGAAAAATGCCAGATTGAATCTGAAACGCTCATCATTGCCTTCTGGATTGAACGCACAAAATGCCCAGGTTGAAGGGTCTGAACTGATGATAAAGCTACTCCACCAGCTATATTTGCTGGTGATGTTGTGGTGACATTCCCTGTCTTGGTGACCGCAACTGTCTGTCCGTTATAAGCATCTGTTGCTGTTTCTGTGTACAAAACAACCTTTGCACCAACGGCGATGGCTTCCAGCTCCGGTGAGCTTCTAAATCGGTTGATTTCTGCCGCGACCAGGGAAGCTGTGTTTGAGTGAGATGTCGCCCAATCAATCCGGTTTTGAATAATATCGATTCCATTTACAGTTAATGCCGTAATCGCATTTGATACTCCACCAGACATATGATTGATGTTACCTACAGTTACCTGACCATCAACTCCCACTGCTACCTGGAACCCATTGGAATCCTGGCCGACATCTGATGCCGTTATGGTTACAGTGGATCCACTGGCAGAAGCCGTGTAATTCGGTGTACTGGTAAAAGCATTAATCGCATTGGCTACATTGGTTGCTGTTGTCGAGTTGGTTCCGGTGTGCGCCACCGCTGTATCATCCGACCAAAGTCGGACTGAATTTACAGTCAAAACACGAATATTGTCACCGGCATTTGCTGTTCCATCAGTTATGTCAAAACTTCCGGTCGCCGCTGTTCCTCCAGCTGTTCCGCCATTAATTTCAAAACTGCTTCGCGCTCTGCCGTCAAACCAATCTAAAACACGATTGACAGGCACTCCACTGCTTGATGTTTGGCCCTGGTAAAAATGATATGCACGACCATCGGTGTAACGGGCCGAGGCATAAATGTATCCGTTGAAAAAGTCTACACTGGTGATCTTATCCAGTGGGACTGTATTGGAAGTGGAATTGATTCCTGCATCAGTCGGATGCTGAAACTGTACATAGTTGATGTTGGACGGCGTGCCGGAAGCGAAAGATACACTAGAAGAACCGGCTGATCCAAACACATAAATCTGTCCAGCCGCCGCCGCGAGCCCAGTGGTGTTCGAAGGCAGATCCGCAAGCTTTACGAAAGCCTTCCGCTTCTCAATCTCACCTCCTCTTGATATATGTGCATTTGTTAATGTAACCAATGAGCCTGGGACACTCGTTACATTGGTACGCCTTGTGTCTAATCCTGCTCTGAAGTCTTCGACAAGAACGTAAGCCATCAGCTTGAAGTGGTTATTGCCACAACAGGTGGGCCTTTAGGAATGTAAGTCTCTTCTTCGACTCCACCCATAATGAAGGTGTCGGATTTTGCCATCCTTGCCTTCAGCCTCTGATAATGAGCCTGGGCTTGTTGCAATTTTATTTGTGCATCTTGTTGTTTCTGGCGCTGAAGAAGTTCTCCTGCCGAATACAAAACAATCAGCTGATCATCAAGATCTGCCGTGTCGGATTCTGAAATAAATGGAGAAAGATTTTTAATCCCATGCAGTCGGACATTGCCGGCTCCATTGGATTCTGCATTCTGATTCGGGATCGGCCAGACTTCGAGCTGGTTGTTTTCATAATTATCAAACCGGTAGATCGGCCATGCTTTGATGCTTCGATCGCTGTCATACTGGTTCAGCTGAACATTCCCGATTCCAAAAGAAATAGGATCCCAGCGATCTCCCCACTTGAACTCGGCATGGCTGATGCGCTCAAAAGTCATGTCAGACGGCATATCGTAATAACGCTGGCCGTCTGCCATTGCAATATCACGTTTGATCTTTAAAAAAGGCCAATCGTAATCTTCCCAAAGTCGCTTCTGTACACGCTGAATCGTATTGATCAGAACATCTCTTGTCGCCTTCCCCAGTGATGCCTGAAGCGAATGGCCGGCTTCTGATCTAACATCTGTCAGGATGGTTCCTAACTGAGTTCCGCGAGCCATTTACTTTTTTTCTTCTTCAGGTTCACTGTCAGCAACATTTCTTTCAACAGGTGCTGGTTTTTCCTTTTTCTTAGGTCTTCCCACCGGTTTTGGAGGTTCAGCAAATTGTGCTTCATCAAAATTACCGGAAGTGATATCTGTTGGTAGATCCCCAAAAGGGCCAAATACCTCAATCACTTTGTCGGAAGTAAAGCGCTGATTCATCA